GAGCCTTAGACAGTTCCGACTTGCCGCTGACCTTAACAAGCTTATCATCGGCAAAGAAGTCACTAACGCTCATCTGCTTCTTGGCGAAGAAGTCCAGTTCGGCCTCTTCGTCTAGATCGACGCTATCCCCGTTAGGAATAGCAATACCGCCAACATCAAAGATGATCCCATCTTCCATGTCAGGGTTGTGGTACGCAACGGTCTTAGCCATTCATCAACCTCCTAGACGTTCCTACCCATCGCATGAGCGTTCCGGCGATGATATCCTGGTTCTGGCTGCCACCGTGGAAACGACCGGGAGCATGCTCTGTGATGAATCCGAACACAACTTGGTTACCGAAAGTGTAGTCGGACTCTAGCAATGCTTCGATCTTATCTACGAGTAGCAGGTCTTCCCTGTTTCTCATGGCATGAGGAATTGTCATGTCGCCGTGGTACACGTAGATATCTACGAGAAAGTCGATAGCGAAGTAGCTAACGCCTGGTAGTGCTTTCGTGCGCGGCCCAGGTACAACCACCACAGCGGGGTATTGCGGCAAACGCTTCTCATCGTAGCTGCCAACGAACTGAAGACCTAACTCACCCTTAGCCTCCTGTAGCTTCTCTACGATGATATCTGTTACTTCGACGATCTTAGAAGCGTAAGCCATTATGCCCTCGGAAACAGTCTAGCACCAAACTTGCCACCGACCCGGCTCTGAGCGACACCGGTGCGAGGATGGATAAAGAGGTCAACACCCTCATCGTACCAAGCATCGAAGACTTCTACGACTTCAAGCTCAGCTTCGGCGTCAAGACCGATAAAGGCTCTTTGGGGCGTAGACTTGCCTCGCCCCTCTACATCGGCAAAGGTAGCTTTGCGGCCTGTATCTACAACCTCACCGTGTTCGTTGGCAGCGTGGATAGCCACGGAAGTACGAGTACCACTCCCGTACTGGTGGACTCCCCAATAAGAAGGCATGAACTCGCTAGACCACAAAAGCTGGTCACCAACGATAGTGAACGATTCGTCAGCAGTAGCCCTCTTTTCCATCGTACCACTCAGAGTGAGAATATCCTCTGGAAAGGTACGAAGCCTGGGATCGCGCGCTTTCCTCTGAACGGTAGTATCGGCTAGATCAAGCCAAGGCTCTCCATCAGGAGCGTCGTGATCCCTAAACCGTCTATGGATACTAGCCTTCGCAATCTCTTCAGACGCCTTAAGAGGCGGAGCAGAGTTTTCTAGGTAACCGGCTAGTTTGACGAAACCTAGTGCAAGCTCGTCGTCACCAAGAACATTGATATGTAGAATACCGCCGCGAGCGCCGTAAGCGCCAGCGCCACGACCTTCAAAGGTCATCGGAGATGGAATCGCCACTAAGCAAATTCCTTCCCCATTGTGAAGACAGGCGGTACAGTATCGTTCGGATAAAAGTCATCGCTGCTAAGTGAACTAGTGTCAACAAGCGGTTCGCCGGTATCGTCCGTAATCACGATGAGTCCCGCAGCAATCTGATTTAGCAAGTCCATCGCTTGCAGATACAGGTTGTTGGCAAAGGTCGCATCCGCGTCACTGTCTTCGGCATAAAGCTCGGCATACCACTTAGCAGCGATCACCATACCCGCAACGGTACGGATGATATCAGGTGTACTGTCTGGATCAGCCCACGTATTGAGAGTGGTAGTGGCGAACGTTGTTGACAACTTAGCACGAATAAGACGCCAAGCCTCGACTTGAAGCAGGTCGTCATCAGCGTCACTGATAGCTGCCTTATTCTCAGGCAGATGTGCGTTGATATCGTCTACAGTTGCAAACAGTTCGTTCGCCACTACCAGTTATCTCCCTACTACTTGACTTCCTCGACGGTAGCCTTGGGAGCCATGTCAGGCGACATAGCGAAGTCAGTCACGGCCTGATCGGTACCGGCCATAGCTTCCTCCATCTGCAACCTAAGCTCCCTAAGCCTGAAATCGACGGGAGAGTCAGGAGAACCGAGAGGCGCGGGATACTCCGAAGAACGGATAACACCCTCAGCCTTCAAACGCTCCAACTCATCCTTCCCACCAACGTCAGCGGCAGTAACCGTATCGCCGAGCTTGATGACCTTACCCTCGTCACCGAGGATTTCAGTCCATGCGTAGTTAGCCATTTGCTTCTATCCTCCCTTCTTAGACGAGAGCGTTAACAGCGGTCTTGATGATGTAACCGGCAGCAGCCGAAACGATCTTCACGTCGTAGCGGTAGCTGGTACGGACAACATCGGCCTTGCGCGGTTCCTCGCGCCACTTCTCCGTCGGACGCATGCCACCGGCGTAAGCCTTCGCAAACGTCTTAGCGAACGTCTTAGTGCGCTGACCAGGCTGAGGATCGACAATACCGATCCACACGTCCTGACCCCAAAACGACGTAATTGCTTCCGTCGCGTTGATGTTCTGTGCAGCGTTATACACAGAGTCAACGATAAAGAAGTTCTCGGGAGCCGGAACGTTCAAGAGCTGCTTCCACGCCTCCGGGTTGGTAAGCGCGAAGTTCTTGAAACGATCCACAACACGCGGATGACCCTCAACAACGCCAAGGGCGTCCATCGGGAAGATCACCGTGTTGGGCCAACGACCGGTATCGAGGCGAACCCGCATAACAGCGGTCTTGATATTCGCAACGGGATCGGACGTAGAAGAGGTACCACCGGTGTAGTCGTCCCACCGTGAAGCACCCGACAGCGTGACCGCGTGGTTACCGGCGTAGTTCGCCGTATTGCGGAACGTGTCGGCAACGAGCTTCTCATGCTTAAGGAGAATCGACCGGGTGATAAGCTCGGTAGCGTCACGCTCCGGGCTAATGTCCAGATCGCCTGCATTCTCGTCAGCGGTGAGAGCACCGTCAGAGGCGAGAACTTCCCTTTCCTCGTCAAAGATCGGAGACTGGAGAGCATGCTCGGCAACCTTGTAGGTGTCCTCACTCCACTTCCGACCAACGACCTCGTTAGCAACCGTTCCCGGTGCGCGAGTGTCGGGGAAGATCAGCCAGTTACTTCTATCGAACACCCGGTAACGACCACTAAGGGCGCTAACGGGAGTCTCAGGCGCAAGCCTGTGTCCGTACAACTGCTGGTCTTGATAACCGACGCTGAACCCTGAGAGGATAGGGTCAACGTATAGACCACTAGGATCATACATCTATCTACCCTCCTTAGACGATCTGCGCGTTACGCATGAGTTCAACACCGATTACGTCACCGCTTGCTCCGGCGGCGTAAAGGGCACGACCATGAACACGCTTACCAGTCGTCGCAGCGATACAACGACCGCTAGCGTCGATAGTGAGAAGCGCGCCCTTTGTAACAGCCGCGCCAGCTTCCCAGGGGGTGATACCCTCCATACGGACGCTAGCGCGCTTACCCTTCGTCAACTCACCTGCGGAAACGCCAAACTGCACGACGCCTTCAAGCAGGTCAGTATCAGCCGTAACAGCGGTAACACTTTCCTCAGCGGTACCGGCCTTCACTGCACGATAGATCGTAAGTGCAGACTCGGGAACACGGCCCTTATCGAGAACATAGTTACCGACGGACATGCTCTGCTAACCCTCCTTTCCGCTTCTATCACGATACAGCTTCGCAAGCTCGGGATTCTGATTAGAAGCCTGAGCAAGCGCATCGCCCCAACTCAGCTTATCGGGGCCACCAGCCTCGTTCTGAAGCTTGGTAGCAATCTCGCTAAGCTTGATTGCGGCCTCCTGCGGGTTAGCAGCCTGAGTCTCGTCCGTATCCTCCGTACGAGAACCACGCTCGCCATACTCCACGATGCCGTCACCGGCAACGATCTTCTCAAGGATGGGCTTAAGATCGTCAGGGGTAGCCACACCCTCCGAGAACTTCTTATGAAGCTCAGTGAGCTGATCGCACACAAGCGCCGAAAAGCCCTTACGAACTTCAACCTCGTCGCCACCGTCGTCACCGTCATCGCCGTCAGTCTCGCCCTTGACCTTGATAACGAACTCGGAGAACGACTTACCGAACAACTCGGCATCCCGCTCAGCATCCTTCTTACGAAGCCTCTCAAGCTCAGTGGCCTGTTCGGTCATAATGCGGTGCTGCTCGGGGAAACGCTCGCTAAATAGCTTAGCTGCTTCCTCGTCGGCCTGAGTGGAGGTAAGCGCCGCAGCCGCCGTAGTAATGGCAGCCTCGACCTGCTCTTCCGTAGCATCTTCAGGCAAACCGAGTGCAGTAAGCATAGCAGCGGTAATCTCCACGCTAGCCTCCTGTTCTTCGTCTGCTTCCTTCTGCACCGGAAGGGGGTTAGGATGGAAACGATCATCCCCTCCTTGTGGGTCTTCCGGCTTAGGCTGCTGGTCAGGGTCTTGGTCAGGATCGTGGTGTTCCTGCCAAGCAACCTCACCAGTCTGTTCGTCCCTGTTAAGCACCCCCTTATCCACAAGCACTTCTGACAGGTTAATGGGCATCATGCCCTTGATCCACGGTTTATTGGTAAGAGCGCCGCCAGTAGCAACGTCGGCGTGAATCTCACCATTCATGTGGTTCTCGTAGACTTCGTAGTATTCGGGACTAAAGTAGTTCCACTCACCATCCTCGATTTCCTTGGTAGCGGTAGGAGTGAACTCAACGAGCCACCACATACCATCTTCCCTAACGTCCATATCGAGAATGTTACCCGAAGACTTCGTACCCTTCGAGATATCCATACCATGCTCAAAGTCAGTAGTAAGGATATCTTTACCGTGAACCCGCTCACTGAAGTTCATCTTCATGGTTTCCGCGTTATGCTTACTAAAGTAGGTCATGCCCCAAATGGGGTGATCCCACTGTCCGTACGGAAACGCCTGAATCCACTTGACTAGCTTATCGCCCTTAACCTCAGCTTCCGAAAAGCGGAGAGGACGAAGCATAGTAAGCAGACCTTCAGCAACTTCAGAGAATTCTTTGCTGTTAGCGTACAAAGCACGCATCTGCTGCGTAGCTTCCTTGCGCGTCTTATGGCAGGCGACTTTGCCGCCACCCTTCTTAAACACGCAATACTCGCTACCTTCCTTTTTAACGATCCAGGGCATTAAGTCGCTCCTGACGTATCGGACTTGCCCACGTTGCCACTAGTCTCTCCGCTGCCAGGGATATTACCTGTACCCTGGGTGATCGACAGTTCTTCGGCGCTAACGGGGCTAAGGCGAGCAGGCATGTCAGCCACACCGCGCACGTATTGCTCGGTTTCGTGGCTGTACGTGATAATGCCAGCATCCACGAGATTGCGGATACCAGCACTCCACATCTGGAAGTCTTTAGTCTCGCCGATGTTCTTAACGGACAACTTCGGGAACTTATCGGTCTGGAAGTTATACGCGATAAGGCGAGGAATGAGATAAAGGTTGAGAGCCTGACACCAACTGTTCGCAATGTACGACATGGCCTTAAGGAAGATATCCGCCGCTGTGGCGCTTGTGGCTCTACCGCCTCCACCGCCGCCGAGTCCCATGTTGAGGAACTGAACGAGGATATTCTTCATAATCATGTCGTCGTGGTGTGAGACTGATTCCAGGGCGTTAACCAGGTTTCCTTCGGGCTTAGCGAATCCGACCTTAAGAGAAGGTGGACGCACAATGTAGCTGTACTCGTTGGTGCGGAGGTTACGCGCCATTTCATGTGCGAGCTTCTTATCGGTCGTACTGGCTCCTGCCTGGATTTCAACGTCGGGGATACCGATACCGTGACGTTCTTTCTGAATAGCGTCAATCTTATAGAGAGTGGTCTTATAGAACCAGTTTTGGTAAGCAGAGCGAAGAATGCTCTCGCCCTCCAAACCAGTATCCTCACCGTCGAACGTAAAGATGACAAGCTTCTCAATTGGGATCTTAACCTCTTTGACGTTACCAGTCTTGTTAATCGCATTCTGTGTGATACCAACTGGCCCACCATTGTCGTCATAGTCAAACGACTTGATGGTACTCGCTGGACGGAAACCGAGCTTACGAAGCATCGTGAACTTCTTGCGGTTAGCTGTGGGCTGTGTCTGCTTAGGTGCCCATTCCCGCAATTCGTACACAGGCTCGAAAACACTGGCTCCGTATTCCAACGCTGTCAAAGCATTAGCGAGGTTAACGAGCCACGGAACTGTCGGAGCTTCAAACAGGTTAAACGCTGCGAACTCCGAAGCGATCATTGCTTCCGGCGATTCATCGAACGGTTGGATAAAGAACTCGGCACCGAGGACAGGTGCCTTACCCGCTCTAAGAGATGAACGCACTGAAGCGTCGCTACGCTTCATCTTCTTGTAAGTCTGAGTACGCTGAGTAGCGGTCGCTAGCTCAGGTACGATCTCTCTAATCGCTGAGGCGGTCTGCGATCCTATCTCGCTATACGAATTAGGCGCAGGAGGAACAGCAGGCTTGCTTTCGTAGGAAGTACCCGTAACCTGCTTACGGGGTTCTTTTGAAAGTGTAGGTGTAAGCGCCACTAAAAGCCTATCCTGTTCCCGAGAGAGATACCGGTGTTATACGTGAAGAAGCCTGCGGCCTCTGTCTTCGCATACTCGCCAGAATATACGGACTCTAGTGTCATACCTTGGCCCATCACGACAAAGTGGTTAAAGAAGTAACGCAGTGCATCAGGGCCGTGGTCGTCATAGTCGTGTTGACCCGGACGCTCGTTACGACCCTCGATCATTTCCTTAGCGCGAAGAGTGGTCATCTGCCGGATAAGGTGGATACAGCTCGGATCAATGAACAGTTTAGGCAATCCGCCGTCTTGTGGCTTAAGCCAACGCTTGATCGCTTCGACGCCTGCGCTCCATCCTCCCTCTACGTCCTGAGCGTAAAGATGACCGAGAACGAGCTTAAGCGTTTCGATCTGATCCTTACCGCGAGGATCGGCAAACATGGCGTTAATGTGGTAGCCGTCAGGATTCTCTCTATTCTTGATAATCCAGCCATGCTCCCATGTACTCTTACCGCTGACTTGGTACTCACGCCACACGTACACGTTATCGGCAGGATCGACCATGATATCGAGTACGACTGTGGGGTCGTTGTATCCGAAGTCCCATGCCTGGTAGTTGCGCCAAGCTGGATTAAACTCGATAGGCCGGACATGCACCATTTCGTTGAATTCGGGGTAAATCTGTCCAGCAAACGTAGTGAACTCAGCAGCGTACTCTTGCAGCCAATACTGCTCAGAGACTTGCGAGTGAATACGGACGATTTCAGGGTCTTCCAGTCCGTCAGGGAAGACAGCCTTGTTAGACCAAGTAGGAAAGCGCCACGACTGATACATCGGAAAGTCGGGATGCTGCCCCATGTCGTAAAGACCCTTGTACCAGTTGAACCCCTGTGGAGTACTTGGGAAGTCAGCACTGCCGCGCTTGTCTGCCAGCGCAGGCTCAATGTACATCTGCCAAGTACTCATCTTGTGCTTAGCAGCCTCAGACATGATTACGTGGGCCAGACCCTCACCAACCAGTGACTCCTGCTTCTCAGCAGATACGACCTCAAGCAGTGCGTTCCACGGAGTCCGAATGTACATGTTGCCTTGGACTTTGTTGTATGCCTTCTTGCACTTGTCAAGCAGCTTGAGCTTTTTAAAGTCGTCCCACACGACACGGAACTCTTTTTCTCCTAGTTTGTAGGTTGGCCCAACAATCCAGTTAACGGTATCAGGCACAAACATCTTCTGAGTCATCTTATGACCAGCAGACTGGCTTTTACCCCAACGGCGTCCACAGCAGGGGATACAGAACCTAGCGGTAGTAGTGTGGATTTCCCACTGACCTTCGCTATGGGGTTCGTACCCGATACGCTCGAAAAGAACGTCCTGCTGGATTCCTGCGTCAAGAATGCTCATGGGTTGACCGAGAACTCAAACGGGCCGACGATCGGCGTGTCGAGGTTAGAGGTAAAACGCAAGCGAATCTCGTATCGACCTGTAGCCCAGTTACCAGGCATACTAGTATCAACAAGGCAACCAGCTCTCATAGGCTTGTCAAGATAGGTCTGGATCGCAGACCAGTTCTGCATGAGAGTACCGGTGCGCTTCGCGTTCACTTTGAATTCAGCGCCAGCCAAACTAAGATCA